GAAATACTGAGCATGAGAAACTAGAACAGTTTCGAGAAAATCTCCAAAAGACAATAGAAGACCTCTCAGACAAAAAACAAGAAATCGTACATTACGATTTTGCCTATTCCTTACTCAAGGACGATGGTGTAAAAACGAAGATAATCAATAAGTATCTTCCGTTCATAAATCAGCAGGTAAATCGTTATCTTCAGATGATGGATTTCTACATCAACTTTAAACTTGATGGAGAATTTAGTGAAACTATTGAATCACCCATTCACGAACACTTCTCATATTCATCTTTTAGTGAAGGTGAAAAAATGAGAATTGACCTCGCACTTCTTTTCACTTGGAGAGAAGTTGCAAGACTCAAGAACTCGGTGAATACCAACCTGCTGATTATGGATGAGGTATTTGATTCTTCGTTGGATGGATTTGGGACCGAAGAGTTTCTTAAGATTATTCGTTATGTCATTAAAGATGCTAATATATTTGTCATTTCTCATAAGTCAGACTTACATGACAAATTTGAAAGTGTCCTACGTTTTGAGAAAGTAAAAGGTTTTTCACGTATGGTGTCCTGATACACCAAAGAACAATGCAAGTCCCAAACTGGAAACACAACTCTGGCAAAGAACAAAAACGAAAACTGAAACCACAAGCAATGCGAGCTCGACGAGAAGCATTGAGACAGTTCAAGAAGCGTCACATGACCCTGCCTAAACAGCAGGGTTCTTTTGTATAATACTCTCATACGCAACAGAGCAATGACCGTTCGACACGAAATTAAGTCCCAACTTGCTAAACTCCTTGCCACTGAGGATCTTGTGGTGGAGCACAAGCAGGTTGAGACTGCCTGCTTTAATGTTCATACTCGTGTGCTGACTCTTCCTATGTGGGAGGGTGCCACGAATGAGATTTACGATATGCTGGTAGCACATGAGGTAGGTCATGCACTTTATACACCTGACCGTGATTGGTTGAAGGAAGTTAAGATTCCTCCACAGTTTGTGAATGTGGTTGAGGATGCTCGCATTGAGAAGATGATGAAGCGTCGTTATGCTGGTATTTCCAAGACCTTCTATCGTGGTTATAGTGACCTTTCCGATAAGGATTTCTTTGGTGTTGAGTGTGAAGATGTCAGCAAGATGAACCTTGCCGACCGAGTAAATCTATATTTCAAGATTGGCAACTTTATTGATATTCCTTTTGATGAATATCTTGAGATGCCAATCGTTCGTATGATTGATGGTTGTGAAGATTTTGATGATGTTCTTCTGGCTGCACAGGCACTCTATAAGTATTGCCAAGACCAGATGAATACGGAGACTAAGACTGATATGGATTCTCTGGAATCTCAAGGTCAAGGTTCTACCGAGCAAGTGACCGAGCAAGTGACCGAGCAAGACACCGAGCAAGTGACCGAGCAAGACACTGAGCAAGATTCTGATGAAAAAGGTGATGCTGATCTAGAGACTCCAAGTTATAAGCAAAATGCTGGAGAGAAATCGGAACCTCAAGTCAATACTATGAATTCTCTTGAGGAATCTATCAAAGACCTTGTGAATATGAATGGTATTGAGAATGTATATCTTGAGATGCCAAAAGTAGACTTGGAAAAAATTATTGTTCCTAACTCAACGATTCATAGTGCTTGTCATGAACTTTGGGATAATTATTATGATATGACAGTCTTTGATCACGTTGATGCTGAGTTCCTCAAGTTTAAGAAGTCTGCACAGAAAGAAGTCAATTATCTTGTGAAAGAGTTTGAGTGTCGTAAGTCAGCAGATTCCTATGCTCGTGCCACCACTGCACGCACTGGAGTTCTTGATTGCACTAAACTTCATACTTACAAATACAATGAGGATTTGTTCAAGAAAGTAACCACTCTTGCCGATGGTAAGAATCACGGTTTGGTGTTTGTTTTGGACTGGTCTGGTTCAATGGGTGGTGTGATGCTAGACACTGTAAAACAACTTTGTAACTTGGTGTGGTTCTGTAAAAAGGTTGGTATTCCTTTTGATGTTTATGCATTCACCAACGATTATCCTCTTGTTTCTTATGGTGAGAATGGTGAGGCAGTTTTTCGTGAACTTTCTTATGAGAAAAAAGATGGATTGATGCAGGTTGGAGAGTGGTTCTCTTTGATGAATATTCTGACTCACAAAGTCAATACTAAAACTTTGGAGCAGCAGATGAAGCATATTTTCCGTCTTGCATGGAGTTTTAGTCGTTATGCATTGTATAAGATTCCTGTCGGTATGGATCTTTCTGGTACTCCTTTGAATGAAACAATGGTTGCACTTCACCAAATCATTCCACAATTTAAGAAAGAGAATAAACTCCAGAAAGTACAATGTGTTGTGCTGACTGATGGTGAAGGATGTTCTCTCAAATATCATCGTCAAGTGCAACGTCATTGGGAATCTGAACCTTTTATGGGTACATCACATATCGGAGCAAACTGTTTCTTGAGAGATCGTAAGACTGGTAATACTTATAATCTGGGTGACAGTTGGTATGATATGACCGATGTTCTCCTTGAAAATCTTAAAGATAACTTTGTGGATACAAACTTCATTGGTATTCGTGTTCTTTCAAAAGGTGATGCCAGTTCTTTCATTCGTCGTTATTATTGGGATAATTTTGAAATGAGTGAGAAGATTAAGATTCAATTCAAGAAAGAAAAGGCATTTGCAATTAAAAAATCTGGATACCATACCTACTTTGGTCTTTCTTCAAATGCGCTTGCAAGTGAGTCTGAATTTGATGTAGATGAAGATGCTTCAAAAGCACAAATTAAAAAGTCATTCATGAAGAGCCTTCAAAATAAAAAAATGAATAAGAAAATCCTAAATGAGTTTGTAGACCTTATTGTCTGATAAATATTTTTATAAGTAATAGGTAAAACAAATGTCTAGATTTGGAGATTTAGTGGGAGGTAAATCGGCAGCACCTGCTCCAACTCCCACTCCAAAACCTGTGATAGAAGAACCTGTGGAGGTTGAAGAGTCTCCTATTGTGGACGAAGATACTACAAATTATGAGGAAGTAATAGAAGAAGAAATTGTCGAAACCATTCCTTATGAAAGTGATGTATCATTTCATGATATGAGCAAGAAAGAACTTGAGGAGTATGGTCGCACTGTCGGTATTGAGCTGGACAGAAGGCACTCCAAGAGAAGACTGGTTCAGGAGTTAGAAGACCACTTGTCCCAGTGAGCAAACTGTCTACGGGGGTCGCAAGACCTCTTTTTTTATACTATAATAACTTCAGTTGAAACGAACAAAGCAACATCATGACTCTCTCTGCCGACTACATCCGCACTTCTCTTCAAGAACTTTACGGTGAGTCTGTGACTACTGGTGATATTCGTGCTTGGTGTGCAATGAATGGCACCAACTATCAGACTATCACTAACAAACTTTCCGATTATAAAGTGGGACGTGGTAAGTGGAATCTTGAAGTGACTCAACAAAAAGTGGAAGAAATCGAACGCACCTATCAGGCACCTGCAGCACTGCCTTCCGTAGAACAAAACCTTATCCCAGAAAAAGATGATACCTTCGTCAAGTTTGGCAATTTTGGTGACATTAAAAAAATTGTTCAATCCCGTCTTTTCTATCCGACATTCATTACTGGTCTCTCTGGCAACGGTAAGACGTTCTCTGTCGAGCAAGCATGTGCTCAACTCGGACGAGAACTTATCCGTGTAAACATTACTATTGAGACTGATGAAGATGACCTTATTGGTGGTTTCCGTCTTGTCGATGGGGCAACTGTTTGGCATAACGGACCTGTCGTTGAGGCACTCCAACGAGGTGCAATCTTGCTACTCGATGAAATTGACCTTGCTTCAAATAAAATTCTCTGTCTCCAATCCATCCTTGAAGGCAAGGGTGTGTTTCTGAAAAAAATTGGTAAGGTTGTGAAACCTGCTGCTGGTTTCAATGTTATTGCTACTGCCAATACCAAAGGCAAAGGTTCTGATGATGGTCGTTTCATTGGCACCAATGTTCTGAATGAGGCATTTCTTGAGCGTTTCCCTGTGACCTTTGAGCAGTCCTATCCCACTCCTGCTACTGAACAAAAAATCCTTGAGGGTATTGCTCTGGATTTGGGTGTAGAAGATCGTGACTTCTGTAAGTGTCTGGTTGATTGGGGTGATATTATTCGCAAGACTTTCTATGATGGTGGTATCGATGAGATTATCAGCACTCGTCGTCTTGTTCATATCATTCGTGCTTATAGCATCTTTAATAACAAGGCAAAGGCAATTGAAGTTTGTGTGAATCGTTTTGACGACGAAACCAAGCAAGCATTCATGGAATTGTATGACAAGGTTGATGCCGACTTCGATCCCAATGCTGTAGTTGTTGAAGAAACTAAGACCACTGAAGATGGGTCTACTCCATGGGGTAGCACTATTGTCAATTGACAAGCAAACAAAAACATGATATACTATATTATGATTAATTCTTGGTCCTTACTTTATGATGAACTAAAAATGAACGAAACTATTGATGATGGTATGCGTCCTTGGGGACACAGTGATTATGAATTTTTGATTGCTAATCCAAATATGAATGATATTATTCCCAATTCTCCTGCTACTCCTTGGAAGTATAATGAAGAAGTAATTGTAAAAGAACTTCTTGAGTATATTCGGGGAACTTACAATCAACACTATTCCGCTGGAGATGACAAAATCCAAACACTGGATTTGATCGAAGCATGTGGTGATGGGGAGGCATTCTGCCGATCCAATATTCTCAAGTATGCCTCTCGTTATGATAAGAAAGGCACTGCACGTCGTGATATTATGAAGATTCTGCATTATGCTGTTCTTCTAATGAACTTCAATGATAAGAACGCACAACGTGAAACCTATAACCAATGAAACTGAAAGAACGCACAATGAAACTGTCTGATAATGCCCTTGCTATTCTCAAGAACTTTGCTGGAATCAACAACTCGATTCTTGTGAAGCAGGGCAATAAACTCCGAACAATCTCTGTTGCCAAGAATATTCTTGCAGAAGCAGAAATTAAAGAAGAGTTTCCTCGTGATTTTGCTATCTACGATCTCAACCAATTCTTGAATGGTTTGAGTTTGCATCAAGATCCGGATCTTGATTTTCAGGAAGACTCTTACTTGAGTATCAAAGAGGGTAAGCGTCGTGTGAAGTATTTCTTTGCAGATCCTAATGTAATTATTGCACCTCCCGAAAAAGAGATTCAACTTCCTACTCAAGATGTGTGCTTCCAAATGGATAGTGTAACTCTTGAGAAACTAGTGAAAGCAGCAGCAGTTTATCAACTTCCCGATCTCTCTGCGATTGGAGAAGCAGGTGTAATTAAACTCGTTGTCCGTGATAAGAAGAATGATACTTCTAACGAATATGCGATTGTGGTTGGAGAAACAGACCAAGAGTTTAGTTTCAACTTCAAAGTCGAAAACATTAAGATTATTCCGGGTGCTTATGATGTCGTAGTGTCTTCTAAACTTTTGTCAAAATTTACCAACGGTCAGCACAATCTGACTTATTATATTGCTCTGGAACCTGATTCTACATTTGGATGAAAACACTAACGGCAATGAGAGTAGTGGGCAGCATTTTGGTAATCTCTGCCTACTTTGTTGTTTTACATGTTAATTTGACCACTGGTGTCATAATGAATGTCATTGCGGACACCATTTCAATCCCATATTTTGTAAAAACAAAGTCATGGGACATTGTGATTATGCTAGGATTTCTTCTAGCAATTAGCTTCAGCAAACTTTTATCATGAACATTTTTGTGACTGACGAGTGTCCCTACAAATCGGCACAAGTGCTTCCCGACAAGCACATCGTCAAGATGCCCCTAGAGACCTGTCAGATGCTCTCTATCGTTGCTTCAGACAAGTGGGGACATGGATACGGCACTCTTCCCAAAGCAGACGGGCAACCCTATGCGACTGAGAAGGGTGCCTTTCGCAATCATCCTTGCACCATTTGGGCAAATGAAACTTTGGCAAATGCCCGATGGTTGCTACAGCATGGATTTGCTCTGTGTGAGGAGTATGCAGCACGATATGGTAAAGTGCATACCTGCTTCCAAACTCTTCTAGAAGCAGATAAAATTTTTCCAAAAGCAAGATTAGATTCTCACACACCATTCTCACGGGCAATGCCTGACGAATATAAACTTGATACAAGCATCTCAACCTTTGATGCTTATAAGATGTATATTGCATCTAAACCTTGGGTCAAAGATAACTATATTCGTATGCCGGAGCGTAAACCAGAATGGGTGTGAGTGATCTTTGGTATGAGTATAAAAAACTCATCTTTAATACCTTTCCTGATTTAGAAAATATTGGAGATTGGGCAAACTGGAAGGAGAATGGAACTTCTCTTTCTGCCAAACTTTATAACAGTAAACACATTATCAAGTCTAGAGAAGTTGAGATTTGGGATGAGAAATCATGTATTTACAACAACATTATCTATCCAAAGACGGGTGAGAATCTTCCCTGCTTCGGAATGGATCTAATGGGTTTCTTTGATAAAAAAGTCATTATCGTATTTGACTTTCAGCATCCAGTAGAAAACTATCTGTTCTCTCATCCAAATCTTCCCAAGGCAGAAGGAACATTTAGGTTCTTTGAACCGGGTAATCATTTTTCTGAAAATGTATTTGTTCGCAAATGCACAATGTCGGAAGTAAATGATTATCTGGATGACTTTGCTGCTTATTTACAGGCATACAAAGAAATGCTAGAATCTAAGAAACCTAATGGGTTTGCTGTCCATTCTACTTACAGTGATTTTGACAAATACATGAAACGTCTTGATCCTGTCAGTGGTTATTTGAGTAGTAAGTTCGGCAAAGAAAAGGCAGAACAACTAGTAAACGATTTTCTTTTTTGTTATGAGTGATTTTATTTTAAACGAAAACAATATTGATAAAAAACCTTTCATCTGGGTGGAGGCGTATAGACCTAAAACTATTGAAGAATGTATTCTCCCAGAGTCTACTAAAAAGACCTTTCAGGAGTTTCTAAATAAGGGAGAAATCCCGAATATGCTTCTTGCTGGTCCTCCCGGTATTGGTAAGACCACAGTGGCAAAGGCATTATGTAATGAACTTGGAGTAGATGTATATGTCATCAATGGATCCGACGAAGGTCGATTCCTCGATACTGTCAGAAACAATGCGAAGAACTTCGCTTCGACCGTCTCACTTACGGCAGATGCTAAACACAAAGTCATCATCATTGATGAGGCAGATAACACATCCAATGATGTTCAACTCCTCCTACGGGCGTTTATTGAGGAGTTTGCTGGTAACTGCCGATTCATCTTTACCTGTAACTACAAAAACAAAATCCTTGAACCCCTCCATTCCCGTTGTGCCGTCGTGGAATTTGGAATCAAAGGAAAAGATCGTCAGACCATTGCCGCACAATTCTTCAAACGTCTCAGACAAATCCTGGATGCAGAAGGTGTTGAATATGATAACAAGGTCCTGGTAGAACTGGTCAATAAGCACTTTCCTGATTGGAGACGTGTTCTTAATGAGTGTCAACGATACTCTGTGAGTGGAAAAATTGATTCTGGTATTCTTGCTACTTTTTCTGATGTTGCCGTTAATGACCTTATTAAAAACCTTAAAGAAAAAAACTTTCCTGAAGTTCGGAAGTGGGTGGTATCTAATCTGGACAATGATACTACTGTACTTATGCGTCGTATTTACGATGCTCTTTATTCATCCCTTGAAAACAATAGTGTTCCTGCTGCTGTTCTTGTTCTTGCTAAGTATCAGTATCAGGCGGCATTCGTGGCTGATCAAGAGATAAATATGCTTGCTTGTCTAACTGAATTAATGGTGGAGTGTACTTTTCAATGAATGTAAAACTGATTCGTATGTGGTCTGGTGAAGATGTTGTTGCCGACCTGATTGAAGAAAAAGATGACTCTGTGGTCATCTGTAATCCTATCGTTGCCGTTCCTACTGGTAATGGTCAGATGGGATTTGCTCCCTGGTCTCCCCTTCTCAAAGGTAAGAATGAGGAACTGGAAGTGACCAAAAAGTATATTGTGTATATGGCAGACACTCAAACAGAAATTGAAGAGCAATACCAAGATATGTTTTCTGTCCTAAAAACCCCAAATAAAAAACTGGTGCTTTGATTATGAAAAAGAAGAATAAGCACCAAGTAAAGTCTAAGTTTTATTATATCTTTTGGGGTATTGCTACATTTACGGTATTCTTTGGGCAACTTTATGTTGGAACAGGATATCGTGAAATGGCAGACGAAGTATTTTATCTTACAGAATTTTTAAGAGGAGACGAAAAAACAAATGTCATTGTTGACTATTGATAAATCTAAACTGGTAGAAGAAAGGGTAAAAACGACACCAGAAAATGTTGCAGAAGCAAATCAAGCATTGTTTCGTGCTACAATGAATTTACCTACTGCCGCAAAGCATTGTGGTATGACGCAGAAGGAAATGAAATTGACCTTCCGTGAATATTTGAAGTATCATCCTATTGATTATGAAAACGTTTCCTCTGAAAACTTGTCTTAGATATCCAGGTGGTAAGTCTAAAGCAACGAAGACTTTATCTCCTTGGTTCCCGGAAAACTTTAAAGAATATCGTGAACCATTTATTGGTGGTGGTTCCGTGGCATTCTATGCTACGCAAGCATATCCTGATGTTCCTGTTTGGATTAATGATAAGTATGTTACTCTCTATAATTTCTGGGTGCAACTCAGAGATTGTGGTGATGAACTTTCTGATCGTCTAAATGTCATCAAATCTAAGGCATCCAATTATCAGTCGCAGGATGATAAGGATGCTGCACATAAAGAATTATTTGACAAAACACGGGATGATATTAATGGTCAGGATGGACTTGATCGTGCCGTAAGTTTTTTTATTCTCAATAAATGCAGTTTTTCTGGACTGACTGAGAACAGCACTTTTTCCAAAACTGCTGCTCGTTCTAACTTTTCTTTCGTTGGTATTCAGAAACTAAAGCAATATTCTCAACTCATTCAGAAGTGGAAGATTACGAATATTGATTATTCAGAAGTAATGAATGCTCCTGGTGAGGATGTATTTGTATTTCTTGATCCACCTTATGATATCAAGGACTTTCTTTATGGAAAGGATCGTGAGATGCATAAGTTCTTTGACCACGATAAATTTGCCGAAGATGTTTATAAATGTCCTCACAAGTTTATGATTACCTACAATGTGAATGATAGGTTGCTCGAACTTTATAAAGATTACTATCTCCGTGAATGGAAACTTCGGTATTCTATGGCGCATCGTGGAGAGAAAGGGACTGATGAGAATGTGAAGACCGAACTCCTTGTTACTAACTACCCTACAGAGAGAGTAGAAAATAATATCCTGACTCAAATTCTGTTTGACTTATAATGGAATTCCAATATGATATAGATTCTATAAAAGTTTTTGATAACTTTTTTGAAGAATCTACTAGAGACCAAATATTTAAATATCTGCAGAGACCAAAATGGTCCTTGAGTGGTGGAAGACACGACAATAGATTTTGGCATATGAATGATTTGGAAAAGGAAGAGTATTTCTCCCTTTATTTGTATAATAAAATCTGCAAGAATTTAAATCTCAGTAATCATAATATTGCGAGAATATATGCAAACGGACAAACTGCTGGGCAGTGTGGGACACCTCATCCCGATGATGGTGATTATACTTTACTCTATTATCCAAACCCAGAATGGGATATTCAATGGCAGGGTCATTTGATATTTCTTGACCTTGATTGGAATCCTGATAAAGTGGTTGCATATAAACCAAATAGAATGGTTTGCTTTCCTGCAAAGACTGTTCATTATGCAGATGCTCCAAGCAGATTCTTTAATGGACTAAGAACATCATTGGCATATAAATTGATAGCACCAAAAAATGACTGAACTGAAAGACTGGCTCAACTCTATCAATCAGACGAAGAAGAATCTGATTGACGAAGATCCTTCACTTGAGAAAGAATATCCCCCTTACATTATCAATCGTTGCTTCTCTGGACATATTGATACTTTGATGTTTGCGAACGAACTGAATCAGTATCATTTTCTTCCAAAAAAGATGCAATATGACTTTTTTATAAATATTGTGAGGAAAAAGAAGAGATTTTCTCCCTGGATCCGACAAGATAAAATCAAAGATCTTGATTATGTCAAACAATATTATGGTTATAGTAATGAGAAGGCAAAGCAAGCTTTGAAAATACTCACAAAAGAACAACTTAATTTTATTAAATCGAAATTTGATACTGGAGGAAAAAAATGAGTGTTGTTAGAGAAGCTGAAGTGACGTGGACACCTGAACAAATGGTTGAGGTTGTTCTGAGTGAACCTGATGATTTTCTGAAAGTGCGTGAGACATTGACACGCATTGGTGTTGCATCTAGGAAAGAGAAAAAGATCTATCAGTCCTGTCATATTCTGCATAAGCAAGGTAGATATTTCCTTGTGCATTTTAAGGAATTGTTTGCTTTGGATGGAAAGCACGCAAATCTGACAGTAAATGATGTTCAGAGACGTAATCGTATTGCACAATTGCTTGCGGATTGGGGTCTTATTGGCATTGTTGATGTAGAGAAGATTCAAGATATTGCACCACTCAATCAGATTAAGGTGCTTGCATATAAGGACAAGCAAGATTGGATTCTTGAGACCAAGTACAACATTGGGTCTAAGAAGAAAAGAACAGAGGAAACCGAATAAAAAAGTAGGGGTTGCAACACCCCCTTTTTTATGTCTTATGCTAATATATACTTATGGATGCCTTCGGGGTCCACACAATCAAATCTCGCTTTAAAAGGAGAAGTAAAGATGAACAATCTTACGAGGTATAATGC